ATATTGAACTTCAGTTTGGTATAAGCGATTTATATCTCTTGTACGAATCTGTAAAGACTCGTCATGAGAAATGGACTGGAGGTGACCCAGAAGAACAATCAAGACTTGCTTATTTGAGAGATTTCTTGTATAGAGTTGTTCTTGAGTACAAATTCAAAATAGATTAGCATAAATACTACACAACAATAATTTAATTATGGCAATCAGTACAGATACATCAATCTACGTAGCAGGTATCACGACTTATACAATTGATAGCGTAACAGATACTGAATTTACAGTATCTTATCCTGTCGGTGTAGGAGTTACTTTTACGAGAAGCATTAATCGTAGTGGAGATTCCACAGAAGATGAAGCACGTTTAGATTCTCATCTCTTGGCAGTTAATCACAAAGTGCATGTTGGTGTAATTTCTACAGTTCCACCAGAAGATCCTGCAGCACCAGAAGAAACCGATCCTGTAGGGTGATAAATATCCATAGGTGAATCCTATGGATTATGTCTCATTTGATAATTTCTAAGAAGAACGAGGTATATCTTCACATAAAAGCGGAACCTCATGTGTATTATGAACTGGCAGACCAGTTTACGTTTGAGGTTCCAGGTGCAAAATTTATGCCCCAATACCGTAGTAAGTATTGGGATGGAAAAATTCGTTTATTTAATACACAGACTGGTGAGGTTTATGTTGGTCTGTTAGATAAAATTACAAGTTTTTGTGAGTCTCATGGGTATACTTATGAATTCACAAATAATAAGTTTTATGGTACACCTTTTGAGGTAAATGAGCTTATTTCAAAAGAAGGTGTCAAAGATTATATGACATCTGTTAGCAAGTATGCTCCCAGAGATTACCAGATTGAAGGGGTATACGACGCGCTAAGACATAATAGAAAGTTGTTGATATCCCCAACTGCCTCTGGAAAGTCTCTGATGATATACTCGATTGTGAGATATCACGTTGAGAGAGGACAAAATACTCTGATAGTCGTTCCGACGACTTCCCTAGTAGAGCAGATGTATAAAGATTTTGAAGACTACGGTTGGGATGTGGGTTCATATTGTCACAAAATTTATGCTGGTAGAGAGAGGGAAACTGATTCTCAAGTGATCATCACTACCTGGCAGTCCATCTACAAACTCCCCCGAAAATATTTTGAACGCTTTAACGTAGTGGTTGGGGATGAGGCACACCAGTTCAAAAGTAAGTCATTAATATCTATAATGACAAAACTTGCTGATGCCAAATATCGTTACGGTTTTACTGGAACTCTTGACGGCACTCAGACTCACAAGTGGGTTCTTGAAGGATTGTTTGGTCCATCATATAAGATTATTAAAACAGAAGAGTTGATGAAGAAGGGGCATGTTGCTAAGTTGGATATTAACGTGCTTTTGTTGAAACACCCATCACATAAATTTGAGAACTTTGAAGAAGAAGTCCAGTATATCATAAATCATGAAAGACGTAATAAATTTATTCGTAATCTTGCTCTTGATTTAAAAGGAAATACTTTAATTCTTTTCTCAAGAGTTGAGGGTCATGGACAACCTTTATACGACTTAATAAATAATGGCAGTGTAGAAGATCGTCATGTATTTTTTGTACACGGAGGTGTGGCAACAGAAGACCGAGAAAAAGTAAGAGAGATCACAGAGAAGGAAAACAACGCGATTATCGTCGCTTCATATGGAACATTCAGTACAGGTATTAATATTAAAAACCTCCATAATGTTATTTTTGCTTCTCCTTCTAAATCCAGAATTAGAAATTTGCAAAGTATTGGAAGAGTCCTCAGAAAGGGCAATAACAAAACAAAGGCAACTCTTTATGATATCGCTGACGACATATCCTACAAATCCAGGAAAAATTATACACTTAATCATCTAATTGAAAGAATTAAAGTTTATAACGAAGAAAATTTCAATTACGATATTGTAAACATACCGCTAAAAAACTAATGGGAGACGAATTTTATTGTACGGTAAAACTAATAACAGGTGAAGAAATCTTTGCCTTAGCATGTTCTGATGATAACGATGGAGATCCTGTATTGGTTCTTCAGAATCCAGTAATCATGAAATTACTTGAAAGTAAAAATGGATATGTGATTAAAGTAAAACCATGGCTTCAAATACCAGGTGATGATTTCTTTATTGTAAAACTTGATAAGATTGTTACTATGACTGAAGTAACAGAATCACGTATTATTGAGTTTTACAATAGTTACTTAACTAAAGAATTTATTGATGATGATAATGAATTATTAGATTCATCAGGTAATCAATATAAGGTAACTAAGAAGATGGGATACCTAACAACTGTAGAAGATGCTAGAGAGATGCTAGAGAATCTCTATAAACTTAAAGATAATAAAGAAAGCTAAAGCTTATCCTTCAAACCTAACAAAGGTAGTCTACTCAGTTTCAGCACTCTTGTCAAGCCCCAATTGTATGCTATAATGTAAACAATAGAATTATTCAATAAAGTGATGTTATGTCCAAAAAAAGATCAGAACACTATGTAAATAATAAAGAGTTATTGGAAGCACTTATTGTTTATAGGGCAAAAGTAGAAGAAGATTTTGTAAGTAAGTACGGCAGAGAACCTACAAAAGAAGATCGTTCTAAGAGATGGGAAGGTAAACCTCCAATCACAAATTATCTTGGAGAGTGTTTCCTTAAGATTGCAACTCATTTATCATATAAACCAAATTTTGTGAATTATATGTTCAGAGACGATATGATCTCTGATGGAATTGAAAATTGTGTTCAATACATTCATAATTTTGATCCAGAGAAGTCTAAGAACCCATTTGCATACTTTACTCAGATTATTCATTATGCCTTTCTGAGACGCATTCAGAAGGAGAAGAAGCAACTGGAGATCAAGACCAAGATTATTGAAAAGACTGGGTTTGATGAAGTTATGATGGTTGATGATACTGCTCTTTCGGGAAGTAGTTCTGACTATAATACTATTAAGGATAACATCACTTATAAGAATAGATGAAGATTGCCATTATCACAGATCAACACTTTGGAGCACGAAAGTCTTCTAAGTTTCTTCATGATCACTTCAAGAAGTTTTATGATGACATTTTTTTCCCATATCTAGAAAAACATAACATCACTACTGTTGTAGATATGGGAGATACTTTTGATAATCGTCGGAGTATTGATCTGTGGGCAATTGACTGGGCAAAGGAGACATATTACAATCGTTTGAGAGACATGGGCATCACAGTCCATACTATTGTTGGCAATCATACTGCATATTACAAAAATACAAATGAAGTTAATACTGTAGATTTGTTGCTTAAGGAATATGATAATGTCAAAGTTTATTCTGAGTGCACGGAAGTAAATATAGATAACTTACCTGTATTGTTTATTCCTTGGATTAATGCAGAAAATTCTGAAAGCAGTTTCCTTTCTATTAAAAGTACAACTTGCAAACACGCGATGGGGCACCTTGAGCTCAACGGATTTAGAGCGCATCGCGGACACGTCATGGAAGACGGTATGGATTGCAACGTCTTTGAAAAATTCACAAAGGTCTTCTCTGGTCACTACCATACACGATCAGACGATGGACGAATTTTCTACTTAGGTAATCCTTATGAGATGTTCTGGAATGATGTAAATGATCCTCGTGGATTTACAATTTTTGATACAGAAACTTCAGAACATTTTCATATTGACAATCCATACAATATCTTCTTCAACATTTATTATGAAGATACAAATTACAAGTTATTTGATGCTACCAAGTATAAAGAAAAAATTGTAAAGGTTATTGTTAAGAAAAAGTCTAAACCAAAAGATTTTGAAAAATTTCTTGATAAACTTTATAGCACAGGAGTTCAAGAACTTAAAGTCATTGATAACTTTGAAATACATGAAAGTGAAGACTTTGAAGTTGAAGATTCTGAAAACACAATTTCTCTCTTGAATAGATATATTGATGAGGCAGAAATGGAATGTGATAAAAACGTTGTTAAGGGCATTCTGCAGAAAATCTATAATCAAGCGTGCGAGGTTGAGTGATGTATCTTCTTACTCTCAGAGATAGAAAAGACGAAGGTGCTTATGCCGTTCAAAACAATAACGGCGAAAAAGTACTTTTTCTATTTGAAGAAGAGGATGATGCGGAGAGATATATTGGACTTCTAGAGGCAGAAGAAGAATCAACTGAATTGGATGTGGTTGAAGTTGATGGACCACTTGCCATAAGGACGTGCAAGATGTATAATTATAAGTACGCTGTAGTTACAGCAAATGATATTGTGATACCTCCTAAGAATGATAATCTTTCAGAAAATTCGGTGGCGTAATTTTTTAAGCACGGGCAATAGTTTTACAGAAGTTAATTTCCAAGAGCACAATACAAATCTTATTGTTGGAACAAACGGGGCAGGCAAATCTACTATTTTAGATGCTCTGACCTTTGTCTTGTTCAATAAACCATATCGCAAAATTAATAAACCTCAACTTGTTAACACTACAAATGAAAGAGAGTGTTTAGTTGAGATTGAGTTTTCTGTAAACTCTCGTCAATACTTGGTTCGTCGTGGAATTAAACCAAACGTATTTGACATTGTTGTAAATGGAACTCCACTTCATCGTGAAGCAGATGATCGCTCCATGCAACGAATTCTTGAAGAAAATATTCTTAAATTAAACTATAAGTCTTTTACTCAGATTGTGATTCTGGGTTCTGCGGGATTTACGCCATTCATGCAACTTAGCACTTCACAACGTCGTGAAGTTATTGAAGATTTGCTTGACATTCGTATTTTTTCTGCGATGAATAATCTTGTCAAGGATGTCATTAAAGAAAAGAAAGGGCAAGTAAAATCTCTTGATTTGAAGAGAGAAAATCTTAAAGATAAGATGAAGATGCAGAGCAACTTCATTGAAGAACTTGAAAATCGTGGAAAAGAAAATATTAAATCTAACAAAGATAAAATTTCTTCTTTGATGGAAGAAGTTGATGAGTATATTGAGACAAATACCTCGTTAGAAAAAGTAGTTAAAGGAAAAACTGAAGAGCAAGAATTGGTTACTGGGGCAAGGCAAAAGTTATCAAAACTAAACAATTTGAAGGGTAAAATCTCTCAAAAGGTAGGCACAATTACCAAAGAGCATCAATTTTTTACTGAAAATACGGTCTGCCCTACCTGTCAGCAGGACATTGAGGAAGAGTTTCGTTTAAATAGAATTAGTGACGCCCAAAATAAAGCAAAGGAACTGAAGGAAGGTTACGATGAACTCGTTAACGCCATTAAGTTTGAACAAGATAGAGAGCGTCAATTCAATGACCTATCTCAGGAGATCACTAGTCTAACGCATGACATTTCTCAAAACAATACTCGGATTAATCTCAACCAGAGACAGATACGAGAACTTGAACATGAAATTCAAACTATTGCCAGTAACTTACAGAACAGAAATACTGAACATGAGAAGTTAGAAGAGTTTAAAACTAATCTCCACAAGACAATTGAAGAATTAGCAGACAAAAAACAAGAAATCGTCTATCACGATTTTGCCTATTCCCTTCTAAAGGATGACGGCGTAAAAACAAAAATCATCAAGAAGTATCTTCCTTTCATCAATCAACAGGTTAATCGTTATCTTCAGATGATGGATTTTTATATTAACTTCCATCTGAACGAAGAATTTAGCGAGTCCATCAAGTCCCCTATTCACGAAGACTTTTCTTATAGTTCTTTTAGTGAGGGTGAAAAGATGAGAATAGACCTTGCCCTACTCTTCACCTGGCGTGAGGTAGCGCGTGTCAAAAACTCCGCTAACACTAACCTGTTGATTATGGATGAGGTGTTTGACTCATCTCTTGATGGTTTTGGAACCGATGAGTTCCTAAAAATTATTCGTTATGTCATCAAGGACGCAAACATATTCGTCATCTCTCACAAAGTAGATATGCTTGACAAATTTGAAAATGTAGTCAAGTTTGATAAGATCAAAGGGTTTAGTAAAGTAGTTTCCTAAATATCTAAAAAAGTATTTTTAGAGATGGAGAACTTTTACGAAGAGGTATATCAATA